CCATCCCCAGGTTTTTGCGTGCTTTTTATTCCCTGCTCCTCTGCCCTCAGCTTTTCAACACCACTTCTTACTCTCACTTTTCTCGCTTTTTGATCCTGTACATAGTGTGAATACTAACAGTATGTACAACTTAATTCTATTATCAGCGATACCGAACGCAATATTCGGGATAATATTGCACAACAGGCGAATTTCAACACGGAACTTCAGAACGGCACACGAAGCGCAAGCGGTTTGAAACGGATGATTGCGGGCGTTGTCGGCGTGTTTTCAGTGAAGGCTGGTATCGGTTGGCTTCGGCAATCCTTGAATATCACAAATGAGAATATACGGCTTGAACAACAGCTTGCTAATGTAATGGCGAATCGTGGGGCGACTTACGAAGAATTCATCCAGCTTCAAGAGCGGGCGAACCGCATACAAGCCGATACAAGCGATATGATAAGCGCAACTTCGATGATGGGGGCGGCGAACGAGCTTGCCCGTCACGTTGGAAGCGTTGAAGCCATTGAAGTAATGATGGATTCGCTTGCAGACTTCGCTTCGGGTGCGGGTAACATCTTCGGGGCGACCGCTGAAGATATGGCGGCTTATGCCGAATACTTCACGCAAGCGATGGCGGGCAATTACCGTATGCTTGAACGCCGTGCGGGTATCTATTTGACCGATATGCAAAAGGAAGTAATCAAGTACGGCGATGATATGCAACGGGCTTTGATGATTCAAGATATTGTCAATGCTTCATGGGCTGGATTAGCCCAACAGATGGCGCAGACCCCCGAAGGTATGCAAGTGGGTATGCAAAATGCGATAAATGATATTAGAAGCAGTATCGGGGCGCAATTGTTACCCGTGCTTATGATTCTATTTACCACTATTCGAGAACATATGCCGCAAATCGAAGCTATGTTTCAAGGGCTTGTACCTATCATACAATTTTTAATTAACTTAATCGGTCAGATAATCAATGTTGTATTTTTTGTGTCCGATGCGATTATGAGCAATTGGGGTATGATTGAACCGCTTGTGTGGGGTATCGTTGCCGCTTTTGCGGCGTGGAAGATTGCGACAATGGTTCTTGCAATCAAAAAATGGATTTTGACAGGGGCTATTTGGGCGAAAACAATCGCTTTGCTTGCGAATCCGCTAACGTGGATTATCGTTTTAATCGGTATGTTGGTTGCGGCTATTGTCGTATGGGTAAACCATATTGGCGGGTTGCGTATCGCTTGGCTGTATGCCGTCAATGCCATTTTGACCGCTTGGGATTGGGTGAAAATCGGATTCTTCACGGGCGTTCATTTTGTCATGGATTTGTGGGCTAGAATGGCAATGGGTATGCGTTCGGCAGGTACGGCAATCGCTAATTTCATGGGCGATATGCGGGCGAACGTGTTGATGATTCTGCAAAATATGGTCAATGGTGCGATTGATATTATCAACAGCATGATTACCACATTGAACCGAATCCCCGGTGTTAACATCGGTGTTATCGAACAAGTTACTTTCGGAACGCAAGCCCAACTTGAAAACGAAGCCGCAAGGCAATCCCGCAATGATGCCCTTGACGAATATCGGGCAGAAATGGAAGCGGGTATTGCGGAACGGGCGGCGATGCGTGAGCAAATGCGGGCAGACGCACGGGAAGCGACCGCCGACAGGCTGGCAGAAATTCACGCCCTTAGAGCCGCCGCTGGTTATGATGCCGAAGATTACGCTGTTACAACCTCATCCTTCGTTGAACATAATTTCACTGGTGATGGCTTTGGCGGGCTGGGGCGTGATGTTTCGGACATTGCCGCAAATACTGGTTCAACTTCAAGTGCTTTGCAAGACAACTTGAAGTATTGGCGTGACATTGCGGAACGTGATAACATTAACCGTTTTACAACGGCGAGGGTTACAGTACGCAATAGCATGGGGGGTATTCATGTCAGCAACGAAATGGATTTAGATGCTGTTGTTGAATATATTGCTGAAGGGCTAGAAGAAGCCCTTGAAACAACGGCAGAAAGGACGAATGATTACAATGTATGATTTTTACCTTGATAGAATCCTTTTGCCGATTGCGCCCCCCGTGCTGGAAGTGAAAGTCAACAATCAAAATCGGACGGTGCAGTTGATTAACTTCGGGGAAGTAAATATATTACGAAAAGCGGGTTTGACCGATATTGTTTTCACTTGCTTGATACCGCAAATAAAATACCCTTTTGCGGTGTATATGGGTGGTTTTCAGCCCGCTTCGTTTTACCTTGATGCCTTCGAGGAATTAAAAACCAGTCAAGAGCCTTTTCAATTTATCGTGTCACGGGTGAAGCCGAACGGGGAATTGCTTTTCGACAGCAATATTACCGTGAGTTTGGAATATCACGTTGTTACCGAAGATTGGGAAAACCAAACTTTTGATTTGGAAGTTGAAATTGTTTTGAAACAGTTTCGACACTTCGGTACAAAGGAAATCGAAATCATACAGCCGCCCGATGCGCCGCCACAAGCAGTTGTTCAAGAGGACAGACCCGCCGAAAATCCTCCGCAAGCCCGTTCATATACGGTTGTTTCGGGTGATTCGCTTTGGGCGATAGCGCAACGATATTTAGGAAACGGCAACCGATGGCGTGAAATCTATAATCTTAACCCGCAAATAGCACAAAGGAATTTAGGAAGTGGGCGGGCAAGTTATACCATTTTTCCGCAACAAGTTTTCGCTTTGCCCGACCCGTAAAGGTGGTGATTGAGTGCGGATGTTTGAAAGTTTTGAATTGTACATTGACAACAACGGGAGAATCCAAAAGCCGCCGACCGTTGACGGTGTACGCTGGGAATCGTGGCGGGCGGGTGCGCCGTCAAAACTTACTTTTGAGGTTATGCGGAGCGAAGGCTTGAACTTCCATGAAGGCAATCCCGTAATGTTGAAAGTTAACGGACAAAATATGTTTTATGGTTTTGTGTTCAGCAAGCGGCGGGATAAAGAACACATTATCAAAGTGACCGCTTATGACCAAATGCGGTATTTGCAAAACAAAGATACTTACGTTTACAGCAACAAAACCGCCGCCGATGTCATTCACATGGTTGCCGCCGACTTTGAATTGAATTTGGGGGAAATCGCAAACACTGATTATGTAATACCGTGCAGAGATGAAAATAATACAAGTTTATTCAATATCATTATGACCGCCCTTGATTTGGAGTTAGTACATGCTGGCAATATGTTTGTACTCTATGATGATTTTGGGCGGTTGACTTTGCGTAGCATTGCTGATATGAAGGTTGGCTTGCTTATTGATGAGGAAACAGGCGAAAACTTCGATTACACAAGCAGTATCAACGAAAGAACATACAACCGTGTCAAGCTGGTTCGGGAAAATAGCGAAGCGGGTACAAGGGATATTTACGTTGTACAACACGGGCAAAATATTGACCGCTGGGGTATTCTTCAGTATTACGGTGTTTTGCAAGAGGGTGAAAACGGCGAAGCCAAAGCCGCCGCCCTTCTTGACTTGTTCAACGCAAAAACCCGCAAATTGAGAATCAAAAACACTTTTGGAGATGCCCGTATTCGTGCGGGTTCGATGCCTGTAATTGACTTGCATCTTGGCGATATTGTCGTTCGCAATCACATGATGGTAGAAAAGTGTTGTCATACTTTTTTTGAATCCGAACACTGGATGGATTTGACTTTGCGGGGTGGTGATATACATGGATAGCTTCAAAGAAATAATGAGTACAATGCGTAAATGTTCAAATAACGCAACTGAATCTCAAAAACCTTCGGGGTTGTACTTCGGGAAAGTTACTTCGGTATCGCCAATTCAAATAACAATCGACCCGAAGCACGTTTTGAGCGAAGAATTTATTGCTTTAGGGCGGTATATCACGGAATATTCCACGGATTTGACCATTGAGGGGGAAACGTGGTACGGATTACGCCCCGATGATGAATTGATGCTGATTCGTGAACAGGGCGGGCAAAAGTACGCTGTTGTTGATTGGGTTTACCGTGCCGATGAAGATACCCGTCCTGCATGGATTTGTACGGGTGAAGTTTTATCGGGTGCGCCGACAATCAAAGTCAACGATTACTTGACCTTGACCCCCGCCGATTTAATCCTTTGCCGCAATGTGACAGAACACTATATTGATATGAGCGTGTCACACGAAACGGAAACGGAAGAAGGGCATTTGAATCCCCCTGCTGGCGGGGGATTGCCGCACTTGCACGAATACAAAGACCGTAAAAAGTTTTTGGTTCACAACGGGTTAGTTGCGGGCGATAAAGTGCTTCTTGTTTGTCAGCGTTCCCTTCAAAAGTGGTATGTTGTCGATTTTATCGAACGCAACCAAAGCGAAGTTAGGGGGGAATGGATTTGATACCGAAAAACAGCGGGCTTTTACAGCTTGATTTTGAGATACAGCAACAGCCGACTTTTACCTATATGATGGATTTGGAAAAAATGCACATACGGGGTAACACCGACAAATTGAAAGCGATGGAACAGGCTGTATACAAAATCGTTTTTACCGAACGATACCAGTATGTAATTTATGGGCGCAATTACGGCGTTCAATTGCTGGACTTGTTCGGTATGCCAAAAACCTTTGTTATACCCGAAATCAAGCGGCGCATATCCGAATCCTTGCTTTGGGATGACCGCATAACACGGGTTGACAACTGGACGTTCACAATACCGACACGGGGCGTTGTAGATGCTTCATTTCGGGTTGTGACAATTTTCGGTGATATTTTGATGCGAAGGGCGGTGAATTTCTGATGGCTGGGGCTTATATTCCAGAACCGTTATTCGGTAACGAAACTTTTGAAAGCATCCTTCAAAGGATGATGGATAGAGTGCAACAGCGGGATAAACGGGAAGGGGCGGTAATTTGGGATTCAAACGCTTCTTCAGCGGTTGAATTACAACTGATTTACCTTGCGCTTGATGACATACTGGTTGAATCTTTCGGCGACAGCGCAAGCCGTGAATTCCTCATAAGGCGGGCAAGGGAACGACACGTTATACCCTTCCCGTCAACGTATGCGATTTTGCGGGGAATCTTTACGCCGCCCGATGTGGATGTCACAGGGCGGCGTTTTTCAATGCCGAATACCGCCTTGACCTATATCGCCGAAAGACCGATTGATGATGAATTCGGCAGTTGGGAAATGCGGTGTGAGCAGTTAGGAAGCGAAGGCAACCACTTCTTCGGCGCAATCGTGCCGATAATGGGCGGCAACCCCCGCATCCAAACGGCTGAATTAACTGAATTGCTTGTTCCCGCACAGGATGAGGAAACGACCGAAAGCATCCGACAACGATATTTTGACAGTTTCAACGAAAGAGCCTTCGGGGGTAACATTCGGGATTATCAAGTCAATGTTCGGGCAATTGAGGGCGTTGGGGCGGTCAAAGTTACGCCGATATGGAACGGCGGCGGCACGGTGCTTTTGACTATTCTTGATGTACTGTATAACCCCGCAACGCCCGTTTTGATTGACAGGGTACAGGAAGCAATCGACCCCACGGGCGACCATATGGGTATCGGACTTGCGCCGATTGGTCATGTTGTGACCGTGCGAACCGCCGATATTGTGACCGTTGATATATCAACGCAGTTGACATTTGCGGGCGGTACAACGTGGGAAATGGTGCAAGGGCAAGTTACTTCAATGATGGAAGCCTATATGCTGGAATTGCGGCAAGATTGGGAAAATCAAGATGTACTTTCCCCGCTGGGGTTGTTTCAGAATCCGTTAATCGTAATGATTAGCCAAATCAACAGCCGCATCTTAGGGGTGCAGGGTATCATCGACATTCAAAACACGATGATAAACGGCGAAGCGGTGAACCTTGCAATCGAAAAGTATTCAATCCCGATGCTGGGGGTGATTACTACATGATTACACTAACCGAAACAATGCACGACCCTGTTAATCTAATCGCCCGCTTGCCGTCCTTGATGCAAAAGTACGATGAGATTCAAAAGGTAACGGATTCGCAGAACCCCGAATTTGATTTGGTGTGGGCGATAGAAGAATGGATGCGCCGCAATCTTTACATTATCACGGCTGAAGAATATGGACTTCGCCGCTATGAACGACTGTTGGGGATTACCCCGATGGACGGTGAAAGCTGGCAAGCCCGCCGCAACCATGTTCTTGTGCGGTGGAATCAAACAACGCCGTATACGTTCCGTTATTTAATCGGCTTGCTGGAAGTCTTGACGGGCGGCAACTTCGATGTAATCCCGAATTTTGACGAATACGAAATGGAAATTCGAGTATACACGCTTGATTCGGGCATTATCAGTGATTTAGCGTTCATCTTGCGGCATATCATCCCCGCAAATATCGCCTTGACTTCCAGCAATCACATAAACATTGACTTGCGGGGCTTTATCGGTGTTGCCGCAATCATGTTCAAAACAAAGCATTACACTATTACGCAAGACTTCAAAGCACGTTACAGCCTTGCAGGGCACATATATCAAGGGGCTGTGACAAAGCAGACCAAACAAATCACAATTTCAAACGCTTTTAACGCCGCAATCCGCACGGCTGGCAAGGTTGGAACAGCGGGTTCGGTGGTAAAAGTGGTTGAATATAAGATTTAAGAAAGGAGTGTGAACATGGCTAATTTTTCAAATCTCATAACCACAACGAAAGGGCATGAATTGATTATAAAGATTCTTGCTGGTGAAGTTGCTATAGAACCGCAAAGCCCGTTTACAAGGATTGTCACAACTTCGGCGGTTTACCAAATGAACCAGCTTGAAGCCTTGACAAGCCTTGACGAAATCAAACAACAAACCCTTGTAAGCGGCGTAACAAAACAGAATCAAACAACCGTTGAAATACACGGCGGGATGGATAACAGCGGGTTAGCTGTTGGTTATCGGCTGAATACCGTGGGGGTTTACTATCGTGACCCGACCGATGGCATGGAATATCTTTTCGGGGCGGCGATTCATGTACCGATACCCGAAGAACCGAACGCCGACTTCATCTTCCCCTTCAACGGATTAACGACAACGGGGCTTTTGTTCGACTTGCTGGCAAGCATCGGCAACGCCGACAATATCAACTTCAATGTTGACCCCGCCGCCGTGGTGACAATCAAAACATTGCTGTTGCACAATATAGACCCGACCGCCCACGAAAACCGCTTCAGCAATATTCAAGCGCAGATTGATTACATCATGCAACTGATTTTGAACGAGCGTGACGGCGATTTGATTGACGGCGAAACGGGCAACCGTGAAAAAGGTTCGTTGCGGTTGGCAAACGGTGAAATACATCCCCTAATTTTGCGGGATAAACAAAATTAAGAAAAGGAGCGATTAAAGATGAGCGAAAAAGATTTGAAGGTTCGTGATTTATCGGCGGGCATTTCCGCTATGGATGATGAAATTGATACAGGCGGGCAAGGTTCGCTTCCCGTTGCCGAAATGGGCTTCACCGACAACAACGGCGTTTTCCAAAAGCGGGGGCTTGCCGCCGCCGACATTGTTCTTGCCGATGGCATGAACGTACAACAAAGGCTTGCCGCAATATCGTCATTGCAAGAGGAAGTCAACGACCATATGAGCGCAATTATCGGTTCGGCGGCGGGCATACACGGCGGGCGGTTCAATATGGATTCTGAAGAATTCGAGTTTTTCAATCCCGTATACGGCGACTTCCAAAGTGTGAACACGGGAACAGCCCCCGCCCCGCAACAAATCCGCACATATGGGGTTCAAATCAATTTGAGCAATTCAAACCCGTATACGGCGGTAACGTACATCGACAACGCCGTTGGCATGGTTGGCGGTTCGTCAATGTGGGATTCGATGCCGATTTTCCGTGATATTCGCCCCTGCTTGTTCAACGGTGGTGCGGTTGTGGGTTATCTTAACCCGAACAACTATGCGCAATGGGCTGAAGGTGAAACGCAATCGGGAACGCCCGACATTACCAGCGGGGCGCAAGGCGATGTGATGATTGAGATTCCGAAGATTGGATGGCGTTTTTCCCGTGCTGGAAACGTCTTGACAATCCAAATCACAAACGACCCCAACGGCGGGGCGCAGGGCTTCCGCTACTTCGCACATACCCGATTGAGTGAAGGCGACAGAAATCACTTATATTGTGGCGCATACAAAGGCTTCATTCTAGAGTCTGTTGACATTAACTGATATAATAGCGATATGAAACTAAGAGAAGAGGATTACAGAGAAATAGCAGAGATATTCCCAATACAGCGCCGGAAATCGGAAATGAGCAACCTGGAAGTT